GGTCCTACTCTTTATGCGTTAACACAAGAACATTCTGTTTATAAAACACTACAAGGCCAAAATCTCAAACCAATTGAGTTTAGAGATATTATGGCTGCTCGTAAGTTTCGTAAAGATGTTGCAACAGCAAACTCTCCTATCTATGGTTTAGAAAGATACCATTATCAATATATTGGCCAAGAACATCCTGAGGATATTCAATGGGACAAAGACTTAATTAAAATCTTCACACTCGACATTGAAACAACTTGTGAAAATGGTTTTCCAGATGTAGAAAATCCTATTGAAGAAATCATTTGTCTTACTGTAAAAAATCAATCAAACAAACAAATTATTACCTGGGGTGTTGGTGAATATCACACAGAAAGAACAGATATAACTTATGTAAAATGTAAAAACGAAAAAGAACTTATGTTTGAGTTTATGAAGTTTTGGATTAAAAATCATCCAGATGTTATTACTGGTTGGAATACTAAGTTTTTCGATTTACCTTACTTAATGAACAGAATTAAATTGATTGCAGGTGAAAAGGTCGCCAATCGTATGTCGCCTTGGAACTTAGCTAATCGTATGGAAATCAATGTACAAGGTCGTACACAAACAGTTTATGACTTATATGGTATCGCAATGTTAGATTACCTTGACCTGTACAAATGGTTTATTCCAACAAGACAAGAAAGTTATAAACTAGATTTTATCGGTGAACTAGAACTTGGTAAAAACAAGAACGATAATCCTTATAATACATTTAAAGAGTTTTATGAAAAAGACTTCCAAAAGTTTGTTGATTATAACATACAAGATGTGGAGATTGTTGACGCATTAGAAGATAAACTTGGTTTAATTGATTTGAGTTTAACTGTGGCTTATGAATCTAAAGTAAACTATGATGATATATTCTCACAAGTTAGAGTGTGGGATACCTTGATTGCAAACCACTTAATGAAGAAAAACATTTGTGTGCCACCAAGGGAAGAACATAGTAAAGAAACAAAATACGAAGGTGCTTATGTAAAAGACCCACATCCAGGTCAACACAAGTGGATTGTTTCATTTGATATTAACTCTCTATATCCACATATTATTATTCAATACAATATTTCGCCAGAAAAGATTATTGGTTCATCAGCTCAAGGTATTAATGTAAATAAAATGATTGATATGAAAGTGCCTTTAAACTTCTTAAAAACTGAAGGTGCTTGTATTACACCAAATGGTGCAAAATTTAAAAACGATAGTCAAGGTTTCCTACCTGAAATGATGGAAACAATGTACAAAGAACGAGTGATTTATAAGAAGCGTATGTTGAAGGCAAAAGAACAATACGAAAGAACTAAAAATCCAGAACTCAAAAAAGAGATTTCTCGTTGTCACAATATTCAATGGGCAAGAAAGATTGCTTTGAACTCAGCTTATGGTGCAGTTGGTAATCAATACTTTAGATATTATGATGTTAGACAGGCAAGTGGTATTACAACTGCTGGCCAATTTATTATTCGATTTATTGAAAAGAAAGTTAATGAATATCTAAACAATATATTACAAACACACGGTGAAGTAGATTATATTGTTGCATCTGATACAGATAGTATCTATGTTACATTTGATAAACTTGTACAGAAAACTTGTGAGGGTAAAACAAATGACCAGATTGCAGACTTCTTAGGTAAAGTTTGTGATAACAAAGTTGAACCTTTTATTGAAAAGTGTTTTGCTGAACTAGCAGATTATTCTAACGCATTTAAAAATGCTATGGTAATGAAACGAGAAGTAATTGCCAATAAAGGTATTTGGGTTGCGAAGAAAAGATATATGTTGAATGTATTAGATGAAGAAGGTATTAGACTTGCAGAACCTAAACTTAAACTTATGGGTATCGAGGCTGTTAAATCATCTACACCACAAGTTTGTCGTGGTAAAATTAGAGAAGCAATTAAAGTTATTATGTCTAAAGAACAAAACGATTTACATAATCTTATTGCAGAATTTAAAAAACATTTCTTTACTTTGCCAGCTGAAGCTATTGCGTTTCCTAGGTCTTGTAATAATTTAAGAAAGTATCGTAGTGCTAGTGATATATTCATTAAAGGTTCACCAATCCATGTGAAAGGTGCATTGATATATAATCATCAAATAGAACAGTTTGGTTTACATAACAAATATCCTATGATACAAGATGGTGACAAAATTAAATTTATTAAATTAAAAGAAGCTAATCCATTTAAATTTGATGTAATTAGTTATATTAGTACATTGCCTACAGAATTTAAATTGCAACCATATATTGATTATGAAGTACAATTTGAAAAGACTTTCTTAGACCCAATGAGATTTATCTTAGATGCAATTGGTTGGAAAGCAGAACCACAGGCAAGTTTGGAGAGTTTCTTTGGATAATTTATTAACCAATAACTACGGAGTAATATATGCTGACCCACCTTGGTCGTTTAAAACATTTTCTAACAAAGGCAAAGATAGAAGTCCTGAAAAACACTATCCTGTGCTTAGTCTTGCTGACATTTGTAATTTACCTGTTGGCAGAATTGCTAAGGACGATTCAGTCTTATTAATGTGGGTGTGCGACCCTATGTTAGACCAGGCTTTTGAAGTAATAGACGCCTGGGGGTTTAAATATAAAACTGTAGGTTTTACTTGGTGTAAAACAAATAAAAATACACTTGGTTTTTTTACTGGCCTAGGTTATTGGACAAGAGGTAATCCTGAAATGTGTTTATTAGCAACTAAAGGTAAACCAAAAAGAAAGTCTAAAAGTGTGCCTCAGTTGATTGTGTCAGAAAGACGCAGGCATTCCGAAAAACCACTTATTCATAACCGAATCGAAGAACTCCTGGATGGTCCGTATATTGAATTATTTGCAAGAAAAGAAACTAGACCTGGTTGGGATTTTTGGGGGAATGAAGTATGAGCTTGACAATTAGTTTATTGTGTAGTATAATGATACTATTATTACCGATTATTTTATTATGGATGTGGAATGGCGAAGACCCTAAGTAGAGAAGAAGCACTACATTGTGCAAATATATTTAACGATTATTTTGGCCAGTTTGAAAGAATTGACCAATATATGCGTGACCAAAAGATGGCTCAGATTGAGTCATTACCTCAATCACTTCCTGGTATGGGATTTGATTCAGATATGTTTGATGATTTTTCTATTTCACCAGAAGATATGGATATTGAAGTTGTTGAATTAGATAATCATACTTGGGACACCTGTATTAATATGATTAGTAGTCACAGTAATATGGTTAGTATTCCAGGCAAAGCATTAAAGTTGGCCGTTAGAGATAAAAATACAAACAAGTTTTTAGGTTTCATTCGGTTCGGTTCTCCAGTTATTAACTGTAAACCAAGAAATGATTTATTAGGTAATGTACCTAACTTAACAGTATTTAATAAAACGGCTATTATGGGATTTGTGATTGTACCTTGTCAACCATTTGGTTACAATTATCTTGGTGGCAAATTATTGGCCGCCTTGTGTTGTTCTCATTGGGTAAGAGAAAAACTTAATGAAAAGTATGATATGAATTTAGTAATGTTTGAAACCACAAGTTTATATGGTAATACAAAAGGCGCCTCTATGTATGATGGTATGAAACCATTTTTAAGATATAAAGGCAATACAATGTCAGATTTTATTCCTATGTTGCACGGTAAACCATACTTAGATTTAGTAAAGTATGTTGAAAATATTATTGGTGTAGGTCAACTTGTAAAAGAAGGTGCATCAAGTCGTAAATTAAAAATGACTACAGGTATTATTGGTCTGGTTAAAAAGGCTTTAGAAGGTGATGAACTTAAAAAGTTTACAACTACAATTACAAATGCAAAGAACTTAACAGAACAAAAAAGATATTATGTTTCAAACTATGGTATTGAAAACTTTATTGATATTGTTAATGGCAAAACAGATAAGATTATAAAGTCTGATAATTTTGATAGATATACAGTAAGTGGTCTTGTTGATTGGTGGAAGAAATTAGCAACAAAAAGATATAACAAATTAAAAGAGGAAGGCCGTCTGAGAAATGACTTGGAAATCTGGACTAAAGATGCTCAGATAGACATTATTAGATAAATATTATGACTATGGCCATATCAGAACAGAACTATAATAGTT